TTAAAAGGCAAACTTGGTTCCTTGTTTACCACAGGTGCAAAAGCTGAAAGTAAAGGTGGCGGTATTACTGTACCAACTATGCCGACAGAACCAAGTGCTACTACAACAGGCGGCGGTGGCGGTGGAATAGGTTCTGCTGCGTCAATGGGTGCAGGTTTAGGTGTTATAGGAATTTTACCGACATTAGATTTATTGCCAGATAAATTAGAAAGTATATCTGCTGCAAATGAAAGATTAAAACAAACAAATGAAGATGTTGCAAATTCATTTAATAAAATTACACCTGCCGTTAAATCTATTGAAGATTTACTAACACCATTACAAAAATCACTTGTTTTAGGTGTTGAGGCATTTGCAAATTTAGCAGAGAGTGGATTTAAAAGCATGAAAGAATTGGCAGCAGCAGTTAGGCAAAGTATAGCAGTTATAGTAGGTGATATGATAAAAGTATTTGTAGCTAAAGCATTAGCAGGTTTACCTCCATCACCTTTTATGCTTGCAATTGCTCCTGCTATTGCTGCTCTTGCAGGTTCATTAGGTAGAAGTTTAATTATGAAAGTAGGCGCTCCAAAACTTGCCGAAGGTGGCTTGGCATACGGGCCTACTATGGCAACGGTAGGAGATAACAAAAATGCTCGTGTTGACCCAGAAGTCATAGCACCTCTTTCGAAGTTAAAATCAATGATGGGCGACATGGGAATTGGTGGCACACTGGAGACAAGAATAAGTGGAAATGATTTAATTATATTATTAAACAGGTCACAGAAAGGTCTTAATCGCATACAATAATGGCTGTAAGGTTTGAAACTACTGTATATAACGAGAAAGGCAGAAAGATAAATGTTGCAATAAAAGACAATGTTTTTTCTGGCATGAGTTATAGTTTTGATACACTTTCTTTGTCATTACAATACGATAGCGAAAGCCAGCAAGGTGCTGAAAGATTTACACCTATAATCGGATCACGGTGTTCGTTGTCGTTACTTATAAATAATAGCGATTTACAAACATTACTCCTTGATATTGGCTTAGCCGTTGAGGGTAGGTTTACGATGCAGTTAAAAGCCTATGAGGATGATAATACAACAGTATCATTTTATTGGTATGGATACATAGTTACAGATTTAGTACAATTTGAGGACATTCCTTTATCAATTGGTTACCAAGCGCAAATATCTGCCATTGATGGTTTAGGATGGCTAAAAACATTAGATTACAAAAGTGGTGTAGGTGCATACAATGGGCAGGATACAGTCGTGCAACACATTTTAAATTGCCTTAATCAATTAGATTTTGTTCAGAGCGAACTGGTGGCAAATAGCTTGCCAGTGCTTCACACTGTTTTTAATTGGAACGAAAACACAACTGCTTATAGTGCTAATAATGATTATGCTTTATTGACAGTTATCCAACATAGAGCATTTTATCATAAGGATACAAAAAACAATTATATTTATCAAAGTTGTTATGATGTCTTAAAAAAAATATGTCAAACCTTTGGCGCAAGATTAATATTTTCTGGTAATCAATACTGGTTCATACAAGTCAATGAATATGCCAGGAATCCTTCAGCTCACAGATATTTTAAATACAGCGCATTAGGTGTTCAGGCATCTGGCACATTTACATTTGATTTTACTATGTCTAATGTACAGACTAATTTGCCAAATAGTGATTTAATGAGGTTGAGCGGAGGTAAGTGGACATACTATCCTGCATTAAAAAATGTAGTTGTTAGATACAATCACTTTGCAAAACAAAACTTATTAGCTGGTGTTGAGTATGCTTATGCTACAAATAGCACACCAATCACAACTATTACTCCGACATTAGATGCATCAAATGTAGATGCAAGGTTATCATATAGCGGTATATTAGGTTTTTATGCTTCAGTTGTTCCTCCTGCTACTTTTGTGCCTTTCCAATTTGTATTTGCTGTAAAAGTTGCATCAATTACAAATAGCTTTCCATTGCAAGGTTTTGCTGATGCTAACTGGACATTGGGCAGCGGATGGTTTATTAATAATGGAATACTTGAAGGTACAATAATAGCAACGGTAGCATACTACACTACTTTTACAGTTACATCTGGTAGAAAGTATTATGTTAAAATAAAAGTTGATATTGAAAATAGTGGTACCCTTAGATTACGTTTAGGTGGTGTTACAAAAACAATTACAGAAAGTGGTGATTACGACTATGTAATTATATCAACTAACACCAATACATTACAATTAGATAGTTTATCATCTCCAGGTTTTACTGGCAAAATAAAATCATTACAGGTAAAACAAGAAAATAAGTATTTAAAAAGAAATGTAACATACACTAACGGTTTTAATTTTATATTAGAACCTGCAAGTTGGGAAAATACATTTTACGAATATGAATTTAATACAGAAACAATAACATCAGATGCTGCTTTTGTTGCTTATAAAACTATAACATTTGATACCTTAGATATTCCAGAGAGTGCGGAGTATATATGGGAGATGCGATTAAAATCTATGCGCAATGAGGCAGGAACAAATGTATCTGGTAATTTTAGTATATCATATTTATTAAGCAGTAATTATCTTGAATTTCTTCCTACTGGTGCTATCTCCGGGCAAAGTGATATCCTTGAATATGGCTCTGACAATGACGATAAATCATCTACTATATTTAGCCTTGACACATACCTTGGTGATGGGCCAAGTAAAACAACGGATGGAGGATTAAAAGTTTTAGAATCTGGCACCTATGAAAATAGCAGCTCATGGGATGTTAGCAGCGGATCAGGCTTTAACAATGTCACACAATTATTAGTAAATGAAGTAATACGCGGACAGCTCACACCAAAGTTACGAATGGTTGATATGCCATTTCAAAATTTATCAGTTGACAATCCTTACCTTCCTCACAAGGTCATAGAATATTCTTCTGGATACTACGTTTTTGAAAGAGGTAGTTTTGATTTAAAAACAGAGATTTGGCAAGGTGATTACTTTAAAATAGAATTGGATGCCTAATTATACTGAAAGAACAGTTTTATCGAAACCTCGCGACTTTGCAGATATTGCTAATAACTCTGGCAGTGGAGGAGTGGTTAACAACAATGTTACAGAAACAATAAATAATGTTACAGTAAATGGCTCTGCCGTTTCAATATTTAATCAAGAATTTCTTGCATCTATATCCAATGTTTTAACCTGGACTCAAAATAATGGAGTCTTGCCAGTTACTAATTTAAATGCTGCTATTCATGTTTACCAAAACGGGCAAAAATTAATAGCAAGTCAATATGTAATAACGGCACCTGCTACTATTACTATTGATGCAAACACGCACTACAATGGAAGTAATTACATTGTATTTGCAATAAACATAAACTAATGGAAGAAATAAAAGCACCTAAAAAAGAAAGGAAGTTTTTAAAAGGACTTGGAGAAATTGCATTAGTCATAATTAAAGAGCTTGTTCTTGGCATTGGGAAAAAGCTAATTAACAAAGTAGGCAATAAACGGCAAGGTCTTTCCATTGCCCTTATCATCTTTGCCTCATCCTTTGCCTTTGCCCAATTCCCATCAACAGGCAACAAGCAAAGATTAGGTTTCCAGACTACTGGCGACGGTCTCGTTTGGAGAGGTGCATTAAGCGATACAGCAAGCATCCAACCCGTATCAAATCAAAACGCCTGGCTAATAATAGATACTGTTAATTTAAAAATATATTCATTTGATTTTACTTCCAATATTTGGGGATTGGTTGGCGGTGGAACATCGGGTTTAACTATGCCATTTGATTCTATCACCTTTAACACAGCAAAGAATGGAACTGTCGGAGTAGGCGAAGTGGAATATAATGACACGCAAGGAAGTTTAATACAAGGATTAAAAGGAGGCTTAGTCACAAATGTAATAGGTCAGCAATTACACCAACGGGTTAATAATCGCACGGGTGCAACATTGGCAAAAGGTACTGCGGTATATTTGTCGGGAAGTCAGGGAAATAGAATTACGGTTGCAAAAGCCTTAGGTGTTACAGATGCCTATTCGGCAAGTACCTTTGGAATTGTTGCGGAATCAATAGAAAATAATAAAAGCGGCTATGTAATTACTGAAGGTTTAATTACAAATATAAATACAAGTGCATTAGTTGAAGATTCAGCGGTTTATCTTTCGCCAACGGTGGCTGGTGGCTTGACATCAACAAAACCTCAAGCACCTCAACACACTGTTTATATTGGCGTTTGTGTTAAAAGCAATGCTGGTTCGGGGGAATTGTTTGTAAAAATAAGAAATGGTCAGGAGCTGGACGAGCTTCACGACGTAAGGATAACATCGCCAGTCAATAAAGCAAGTTTATATTATTTAAGTAGCGGAGGTGTTTGGAGAGATACAACTGCTTCATTATTAGTAAGTGATACATCTTCCATGCTTTCTAACTATGCTTTAAAATCTTATGCAGATACAAGTGGCAGATTTTACGCAAGACAAGATTTTAGAAATGTATCTTCTACTACATTAACATGGACACAAAACGATACATTAGTTGTTAACGATACAACATCACTACAAGTATATCGTAATGGTCAAATACTTTTACCAAGTCAATACACAGTACCAACTAAAACAACGGTTGTCATCGGTGCAACGGCTTATAAATTAGGTGAAAATTACACGGTGATTTTACCTCGTGGTGGTGGTGGTGGTGGAAGCGGTAGCGGATCACTTACCTCAATATCTGGAGGTACAGGAATAACTGTATCACCTAATCCAATCACAACAACGGGCACGGTAAGCGCTGATTTAAGCGTATTAATGGAGTTAACCGATACAACTTTATTAAATCTTACTACAAGGTTTGCGGCTAAGCAAAATAATATCACATTAACTACTACTGGAACAAGCGGAGCTGCTACCTTATCCGGTGCAACTTTAAACATTCCACAATACACAGGAGGAAGTGGCACTGTTACAAGTGTGGCAACAGGATATGGCTTAAACGGTGGAACAATTACAACAACTGGAACATTGCGCTTAGATAGTGCAACGGTATTTAATAGAATAAGAGATTCAATTGTAAATGTTAAAATTGGCAATGATACAATTAAAATTTTAAAACAAGAATATTTAGCTTCAACAACAAATATTTTAACTTGGACAGTTACCGTTAAATTTCCTATACAATTAAGAGCTTATATTTTAGTGTTTAGGAATGGACAACTTTTAAATAATGACCAATATAGCATATCAGACACAAATAAAATTACTATTGTTTCCACATCCTTTAAATCAGGTGCTAACTATACCATTGCCACAGTATCTGGCATCGGCTCTGTTTCCTCTGCGCAGGCTAATCCCATCTACCCAGAAGCAGGCATTGCCCTGTCCACTGGCACAACGTGGACAACATCTATTGTAAATAATTCAGCTAATTGGAATACTGCTTATACAGATAGGCTTAAATGGGATGGAGGTAGCACAGGCATTGTTGCAGCGACTGGGCGAACAAGTTTGGGGGGTACAACAATAGGGCAGTCAATGTTCACTTTAACCAATCCTTCGGCTATTACCTTCCCACAGTTTAATGCTGATAACTCTGTTACTGCTTTATCTGCTGCTAACTTTCGCACTGCCATAGGAAGTGGCACGGTTACAAGTGTAACGGTTTCGGCAACAAGTGGCAATCCTTTGTCTATTACTAATGCTACATCTACTCCAGTGATAGAATTATTAAGTGCTACAACAGCAAGAAATGGATATTTAACATCTACGGATTGGACTACATTTAACGGTAAGCAAAATGCTTTAAATGGTAATGGTTTTGTAAAGGCAACTGGAACAACTATAAGTTATGACAATACAAATTATTTGCCATTAAGTGGTGGAACATTAACCGGTAATTTAGATATTACAAATTCATCTAATTCAATTTTAGGTTTACAACCTGGTGATAATAACATGGCATCAAGAATACAATTTAAACATTTTGGTATTATTAGACAAGAAATAGTAAAGCCAAATAGTACAGGTAATTTACAATTTAGAAGTTATACAACTGGCACTGCAACTGGTGGTTATGATTTTTATGTTTCTAATGGAACTATGGAATCTTTAGCTGCTACTATTGGTACAGATAAAAGTTTATCTTTAACAGGTACTTTAAGTGTTACAGACGCAGTCACTTTATCTAATCTTGCAGGATCTGGCACTCGAATGGTTACAGCAAGTACAACAGGTGTATTAAGCACACAAGCAATACCAAGTGGGGGAAGTGGCACTGTAACGAGTGTAAGTGGCACAGGTGCAATATCAGTAGCCACAGGAACAACTACACCAGTTATAAGCGTAGCAGATGCTGCATTTGGAATAGCTGGAATTATAAGTTCAGGTGCACAACAATTTAGCGGAGATAAAACTTTTGAAGGTATAACACAATTTAACGGAAGAGCATTATTTAAAGATTATACCTATACTGCAACACGATTAGCAGGCTTATCTTCCACAGATAGATTTGCAACAGTTACATTAGGTACAGGCTTATCTTTATCAAGTGGCACATTGTCTGCAACAGGTGGAAGCGGCACTGTAACTGAAGTAACAGGCACTTTACCAATTTCAGTTACAAATGGCACTACAACTCCTGCTATTACGATTGCCAATGCTTCAACAAGTGCGGCAGGTGTAGTTACCACTGGCACACAGTCATTTGTAGGCTCAAAAACATTTACAGGTTTAGTAGGATTCCAAAGGGCAATTCAAAGACCAGTGGAAAACGTTACAGTAAGTAGTGCATCAATTACAACATCATCTACATGGGTAGTGGTTAACAATGCAGGCACTGTAACATTGACATTTCCTGCTGCTTCTTCATCAACTGGCACTGAATTTCATATTAAAACAATTACAAATAATTCTGTTATATCAGCATCAAGTAATGTTGTTCCATTAACAGGAGGTGGAGCTGCACAAGCTATTCTTTCAGCAACGGCTGGCAAATGGGCAACTCTTGTAAGTGATGGCACTAACTGGGTAATAATGCAAGCAAACTAAAAAACAAAAACATGAAACAACTCCTTTCCCTTTTCCTCTTACTTTTGCCTTGCCTTGCATGGGCACAGTACCCAAGCAATGGCAATCAAAAGATAACGCTTGGAGAACAGACCACTGCTGATGGATTGATATGGCGCGGTGTGCTTGCGGACACAGGCATAATTACACCATTAAGTGATACAAGCGCGTATATTATTCTTGATACGGTCAATCATAGGTTTTACAATTACAACCGTGCTACAAATGTTTGGAGTGTGGCTGGAGGTGGTACGGCAGTTACAAGCATAACAGGTGGTACAGGCTTAACAGGTGGTACCATAACAACGTCTGGAACACTTGCAGCAGATACAACATTTTTATTTACGCAGTCGGATACATTAGGATTAAATCTTACATCAAGATTTGCGGCAAAACAAAATACATTAACACTTACAACAACAGGCACAAGCGGTGCGTCAACATTGACAGGCGCAACTTTAAATATACCACAATACAGTGGTGGTGGAGGTGTAGCAACCTTTAGCGCTGGTTCAACGGGATTAACACCAAGCACGGCAACAAGTGGTGCGGTGACATTGGGCGGAACATTAGCAGTGGCAAATGGGGGAACAAATGCGTCAACCTTTACTGCTGGTTCAGTTGTTTTTGCTGGAAGTGGTGGGACGTATACGCAGGATAATTCTGGTTTATTTTGGGATAATACAAATAAAAGATTAGGTATTAACCAAACAATTTTGGTAGATCCATTAACAGTTAAAAGAGGTAATAATAATTCTTGGATTAATTTTGCAGACACAACATCTGGTTTTTTTAAAATTTCTAATATTACATCTACATCTTCCATTACATCACCAATTTTTAATATTCAGGCAGCTGGTTTTTTTGGTAGTAATATATCAAGTGCAGCTGGTTTTTATATTAACAAAGATTCAACAGTACTTGGCGAAGATGCAAGTGATGTTGTTTGTACTTTTGATGCTACAAAGAAAAAGGCAAAGCCTGGAAATACAGGCAGAGCAACAGTTACTTTAGGTACATTATTTCGATTTTCTAATAAGGATGTATCTGTATTTGATATAAAAGCAAGCGGAAGAATAGGTATTGGTACAGAAAGTCCAACCGAAGCCTTGCACGTTGTCGGCAATACAAGGATAAGCGGTTTAGCTGGCGCAACAAGCAGTAGGACTGTTCTTGCAGATGTCAACGGTGTTTTAAGTGCACCAGTATCATCTATAAATACAAAGGAAAATGTTAAAATTTTAGATTACGGATTAAATGAATTATTACAAATCAATCCTGTTTCCTTTGATTATATAAACAAAGACAAATGGGGCGATGAAAGAAACTTAGGTTTTATTGTTGAAGATATGTTTCCTGTAATTCCCGAAGTCACAGGCACAATGAACAACGGCGATATGTACCTTGACATGACTAAACTTATCCCAGTCCTAACCAAAGCCATACAAGAGCAACAAGCCCAGATAGAAGCGTTAAAACAAAGAATTATTAACCTTGAAAATAAATAAAATGAGATACCTATTATTATTTCTTCCCTTGTTTTCCTTTGCGCAAGACGTTGTCAAAGACACTGTTTACATTCAAAAGCAAGGAAACATTTATTACATCATTCAGCAAACAACTTTGTCAGATAGCACAGTCACAGGCTCAAAGCAAATATTAGGGGATAGTGCAACTGCCATTCAAAGCCTTGTTACCGATGCTGAAAGGCAAAGCAACACGATTGCCATTCATGCAAAGCCAATTATTACAAAGGGCAAAGCGGTGCAAAGGATTAATTACTACAATGACTTGCACGTCCAAATAAGCGGTAAGCCTGTTTATTTTACAACGGCTCAAAGAGACACGGCAAAGTTTATAAGTAACTGGAGGCTAAATTTTAACGGTGAAATTATTGACGGCAAGATTGAGTTAAACAACAACAAGCGGCTTATATTTAATCCAGACAACGGCAAGGTGTACACCATTTCAACTAACCTACTTTTATCTACATTTACTAATCAAGTTTCCTTTGCTTTTAATGGCATTAAATACGACTTGTATAAATACGCTGATGGCAAATTTGCAACTGTGGACGGTGATATTAGGTTAATAAAACTTGAATAATGAAAGCAGTTATAATAAAATTATTACATCAAAGCTACGAGTTCTTTGCCGTTGCATTGACTACTGGCTTTATTGCTTCGTTTTTCATTCCTATCCAAGGCTTCCTATTGTTTACGGTTGCCGTTGTTTTTGCGGATACTATAACGGGCATCAAGGCTGCAAGGAAGGAAGGGCAAAGGATAAGTAGCAAAGGGTTGTATCGTACAACGGAAAAGATAGTAGTTTATTTTGTTGCTATATTAATTTTTGAAGGTGCTAAAAATACCTTTAATATTCCTTTTCCAATTACCTACATGGTAGCAATGATGATATCTGGAACAGAGTTATTCAGCGTTGCGGAAAACATCAAGAGGATAACTGGTGTTGAATTAGGGACATTAATATCAAGATTTTTTAAACGTTAAAAACAAATAATTATGCAGACTAATTTAAAAGATGCCTTAAAAAGCGCAGACACAATAAAGTCACCTTTAGGCGATGTGGCTTGTTATTCTATGAACTTTGCGGAGCTTGCAAGTGAAATCAATGTTCATCTTGAAGGAAACAAGGTAAAATTTACATGGCGCGAATACATCCAACTGGCTCAAATCATTTGGAACAAGATAAAAGAGACAAGCCGTGAATGTGCAGGAAAAGAGATTGAGGTAAAGCTTCCAGCTAAATTATCAATTGTTGGCGCAGCTTTTGCACTGATTGGTTTCAAATTATAGGCGCAGAAGAATCGCTACCTTAGGCAGCCGAGGGGAGTAGATTAATTTCTTCTCCCCTTAAAAAAAAAACTATGCTTAAGAAAATATTTCCCAATACACATGAATTTTTAGATTACCAAATTTATCAAAAGGATAGGT